GCCAAAGGAACAAAGAGTTATCTTGGACGAGTTATGCGTCAAGGTATCAAGTGGACTGACGCTTGCAAAAGATCGCAGCCTAAGTCAATAATGCAACCCCGAAACTTAGAAAGCTAAACTCAAAATGCTAAACCTCTCATCTGCTGGCGGCTCTGGAAACTACATCCGCTTTTCTCCCCAGGCTAATGCTTGGACAAATAACCTTGGCGAGGAAATCCAACTCAAGAAGGTAGTGTTTGACATCAATGATGTGCAAACCGGCTGGCTTGAACTTGGAGTCGGTGTACGCAATTGGCAACCTGATGCGTCACTCGGTAAGAAAGGACCGCAACCATCACCAGAAAGTCGGCGCGGATTCATCATCAAGTTTTACAACAAAGAAGTTGGCTTGGTGGAATGGTCGTCTAACGGTGTAGGTTCTAATATGTCGTTGGAAAAACTCTACTTGGACTGCGCCGCGCAGCAGGCCGCAAATGCCGGCAAATTGCCTGTGCTGGAGTACACCGGCAGCAAGTTGGAGAAGATCGGCAAAGGCACGACTCGCATTCCAGCGTTCAACATCATCAGTTGGATTGATCGTCCCGCTGGTATGGATGCTGACAGCGTGGAAGAGCCAGCGCCATTCAATAAGCCTACGCCTGCACCAGTTGCGCCACCAGCGCCAGCGAAGAGCGTGATGGCCGCGGCAGTGGCTGACGATGAAATGTTCTAACTGATCGGCTTTAAGTACCGCTGGCTAACCCCAGCGGTTTTTTTTCCTCTAAAAAAATACAACATGAAATATCTCTCACTTTGCAGTGGAATTGAGGCGGCAACAGTAGCATGGCATCTCCTTGGATGGGAGGCAATAGCGTATTCAGAGATTGAAAAGTTTCCATCTCAGGTGCTGGCGCACCACTATCCACAAACGCCAAACCTTGGCGACATGACGAAATTTAAGGAGTGGTCAATTGAATCAAATGTCGATCTTCTTGTCGGAGGAACTCCCTGCCAATCATTCTCAGTCGCAGGACTCAGAAAAGGATTGGATGACCCGCGTGGCAACCTCATGCTTACCTATCTTGCCATTGCTAAACGATATCGCCCCAACTGGCTGGTCTGGGAGAACGTCCCTGGCGTTCTGTCATCTAACGCCGGACAAGACTTTGGCACATTCCTCGGAGGGTTGGGGGAACTCGGGTATGGGTTCGCATACCGCGTTCTTGACGCTCAATACTTTGGAGTGGCACAGCGCCGCCGCCGTGTGTTCGTTGTCGGATACCTTGGAGACTGGCGACTTGCCGCAGCGGTACTTTTTGAGCGCCACAGCCTGTCAGGGCATCCTGCGCCGAGCAGAGAAAAGAGGGAAGACCCTGCCAAGTGCCTTACACGAGGCGCTGGCCAGCGTTACGACTTTGAAACAGAAGACCTGATACCACAACCAGTCTATGAGATGCATGGACAGGACAGCCGTGTGCGTGACCTTGGAGATGTTTGCACTACCGTGTCTGCAACTTATGGCACAGGCGGCGGTAATGTGCCAGTGACATTGCAACCCATTGCCTACAACATCACATTCTGCGATGCCAATGGGACTCGAGCAGATCGTCCAGATGGCGGTTTGTATGTCAACGAGACAGATGTAACAAGCACGCTAACTAAGGCTGGCATTGGTACGAATGTGGCGCAACCCATTGCATTCAGCGGTCAGATGTCAAACCCGCAAACAGATGTGGACATGACGCAAACCCTGCAAGCCAAGAATCCGATGTCGGTGGCATGGTCAATGAACTTAATGTCTCCTGGCCGTAAGGTTCGCGAAGATCATGGCGTTGGCGCTCTTACACAACAATGCCATTGTCCTACACAAGGAAATGAAGCAGTAGTAATTCAACAAGCAATGGCCGTGCGCCGACTCACGCCAAAGGAATGCGAGAGACTCCAAGGCTTCCCCGACAGCTACACCGACATCAAGCCAAAGGGCAAGCCAACGCCAGACGGTCCAAGGTACAAAGCCTTGGGCAACAGCATGGCAGTGCCTGTGATGGCGTGGATCGGACAACGCATACAAGAAGTAGAGGCAATATGCAAGCAGAACAAATAGCCAAGCAGCTCGGCAACGCAAAGAAAGCAAACGGTCAGTGGGTGGCATCTTGCCCTGTACCGAGTCACGGCAAAGGCAACGGCGACAAGAATCCATCACTCAGCATCGACATCAATGACGAGGGCAAGCCTCTCTTCCACTGTCACGGTGGGTGCAGCCAAGAGGATGTCTTTCACACCATCAGGTCAATGCACCTGCTGCCGGAACTGGAAGAACGGCCAGACCCACTCGCCAACATCAAGCCGATACCCAAAGTGGAGTTTCAGCAGGAATGGATTTACACCGATGAGAACCGCCAGCCGGTGTTCGTCAAGCAGCGGCTGCGCGTAGGGGAGTCAGGCAAGACTTACCGGCTGTACAAGATTGATGAGCACGGCAGGAAGCAAAGCTCACTCAGCGATGCACGCATCGTCCCCTACAACTTACCGGCACTCTTGGACGCGAAGACCGCAGGCAGAAACATCTTCTTGGTGGAGGGCGAGAAGGCAGCAGACGCAATCAAGTCAATTGGCATGATCGCCAGCACCGCGCATACTGGCGCCGGATCATGGCCTGCTGCCATCACCGAATACTTTGCCGGTGCTCAAGTGATCATCCTGCCGGACAACGATGCAGTCGGCTGGCAGTACGCGCACAAGGCAGCCGAGGCAATACTGCCCATCGCTAAGTCTGTCAAGGTAGTTGACCTCGGTCTGCAAGGCCAAGGCGATGATGCCTATGAATTTATTGAGGAGGGCGCAGGCAGGGACAAGCTGGTGGCGCTGGTCAAGGCAGCGTCAATCATCACAACGGTGGATCAGGTAACAATGCCCGAAAGGTTGAATCCGATCATCAATTCAGTGCAAGTAGCAACACCGGCAGCCGAGGACATTGCCAAGGAATTTGAGGCAGAACCAACGCCACCAAAGGAACAAGCCAAGATCGGCAAGCAGATCGCCATTGAACATTGGGACAGCATCCAAGATGAGCCGGTGAAGTGGCTGATAGATAAGGTGTTGCCCGTTGGCAGTTTCAGCGCACTCTACGGACCGCCAGGGAGTTTCAAAAGTTTCCACGCTCTTCATATTGCTCACTGCATCGCCACAGGTACACCGTGGATGGGCAATGAAGTCACAGAGAAAGGCGCTGTCCTGTACATCTGTGGCGAGGGCTTTGGCGGTGTCGGCGCAAGGATTAAGGCGTGCAAGCAGCACCACCAGACAGAGGACGGCGCACCGATCTACGTCATACGCCATCAACTCAACCTCAGATCAAGCATAGAAGACTTCAACGCGCTGGTGCTGGCCGTAGAGACGCTGGTCATGGAAACCGGCATCGACTTTAAGTTGATCGTCATAGACACGCTGGCGCGAGCCTTTGGCGGTGGGGATGAGAACTCGGCCAGCGACATGATGCAGTTTGTCGTCACCTGTGGGCATATACAGAAGATCGTGCAAGACGCAGGACTGATGATCCTGCATCACAGCGGGAAGGACAACAGTCGCGGGATGCGTGGTTCGTCTGCGCTCTTAGGGGCGGTGGATAGTGAACTGGAACTGATCAGGTTTGAGGACACCATGAAAGGAGTTATCCGCATTGCCAAGCAGAAGGACGGCGAAGATGGCACGCGCTACGGCTTTGAGATGGTCACAGTCGAACTGGCAGCGCCAGCCGGATCACTGCAAATTGGCGATCCAGTGACCAGCCTAGCGGTGCAGGCCAGCGAGATAGCCGCGCTTGATACCGCAAAAACTGACAGTAAGTCAAAGGGGCAAAAGTCTTTCCCTGGCGGCGCAAAACAGTATTTGGCTATCCAAACACTTCAAACACTGATTAAGAAGAATGGATCTCTTAAGGTAATCAAAGGTTCACAGCGCATGGTTGTTGAATTGGAGGCGTGGCGGCAGGAAATGGAGACAGTTTTAGGCATCACTGACAATGAAGCCAACGCATTT